GGCGCTCGATCTACGGATCGCTCCCGACCTAATAAACTTACCCGGAGGCCTACATGGTCTCCGGGTTTCTCTTATAAGGCGCAGCCAACATGGCTCTTACAAACTTCCCGAACGGCATCACGTCCTTCGGCGTCCCTGTGCTCGGCAACATTGGCGGTATTCCGCTCACCGGCACTTATTTCTTCGTCGATCCGGCTGGCGGCTCTGACGCCTATGACGGACTTTCGCCGGAGACGCCTTTCCAGACAATCTACGCGGCTTATGCTGCGGCGACGGCTGGCAACAACGACGTTATTGTCCTGATCGGCAATGGCTCGACGAGCGGCACCGCTCGCATGTCGACGGCGCTGGCGCAGTCGGTCACGTCTTCGGCGACGACTGGCACGATCACCTGGGCGAAGAACGCGACGCACCTGATTGGCGTCACGGCTCCGACCGGTGTTTCAAACCGCGCTCGCTTCGCACCCCCGACCGGCACCTATACCGCTGCCACCTTCGGCAACAGCGGCAATATGTTCAACGTTACCGCTTCCGGGTGCATCTTCGCTAACTTCTCGGTCTTCAACGGCTTCTCGACTGGCTCCGCCAGCCAGATCGCCTGGATCGAGAACGGTGGTCGCAACTATTACGACAGCGTTCAGTTCGGTGGTTTCGGCGACACGCAGTCTGCTCAGGGCACTGGCGCTCGCGCGCTTAAGGTCATGGGCACGGGCGAGAATACGTTCGTTGGCTGCACCATCGGCCTCGACACGGTCACTCGCACGGTCGCGAACGCCAATCTTGAATTTGCTGGCGCTACCCCGCGCAACAAATTCATCAACTGCGACTTCCCGCTGCTTACGTCGTCGGCCTCTGCGCTGGCGATCCTTGGCTCCGGGGCTGGCGCAATTGATCGTTGGAATAAGTTCCAGCAGTGCCTGTTCTACAACGCTGTAGACAGCACCGCGACGACGATCACGGCGGTTGCATCGCTTAATGCTGCGGCTGGCGGCTCGCTTGTGTTCAACAACTGCACGGCGGCTGGAGCCACAAAATGGGGCGATGCGGGTGCTCTCGCCAACTCCTATGTTGACAATGCTCCCCCGACTGCGGCCACTTCTGGCCTCGCCGTCAATCCTGCCTAATAGGAGGTTCTTATGGGTTTCTACGAAGGTCAGGACGGCCCGGCGGTCGTCAAGTCTGCGAAGTCTGGTACTAATGGCTTCAAGAAGGGTGGCAAGGCCGAGAAGGCCGAGGGCGGCTGCATGAAGAAGGGCGGCAAGGTCATGTCGTCTGCGGCGAAGGGCAAGAAGCCCGCTCGCGCGACAGGCGGCGGCGTCTTCTCGTCGGCGCACAGCGGTTCGCCGCGTGGCGCGACGCCGAAGCCTTACTGATGTAGTTGGGGGCTTCGGCCCCCTTCTCCACTTTCGGGGGTATCCTTATGGCAAAGACACCCGTCTGGCAGCGGAAAGAGGGACAAAATCCCGAGGGGGGACTCAATGCCAAGGGCAGGGCCTCCGCCAATCGCCAGGGTATGAACCTCAAGCCTCCCGTATCCAAAGAGCAAGCTGAGAAGAGTCCGAAGGCTGCGTCCCGTCGCTCTTCCTTCTGTGCGAGAATGACAGGGATGAAGAAGAAACTTACGGGGTCAGCAAAGGCTGCTGATCCGAACAGCCGCATCAACAAGGCCCTCCGGAAGTGGGACTGCTGACATGACAAAACCTTTCTGGGAAAAATCTGCGCCCAAGGACACAAAAAAGAAGGCGCTGAGCGCAAAAGGCGTTAAGATAGCAAAAGCTAAAGCCCGTGCCGCTGGTAGACCTTATCCTAACTTGGTCGACAATGCTGCAGCAGCTCGCGCTGGCCTTACGAAGGGAAAAAGATAATGCAGCCGATTACGATCTCAGTCGGCCCTCTCACGTCGGCAAGCGCGAACAATATCGCCACTTCGCAGGTTGTCTCCGGAGCTGCTAATGTAAACCTGAACGGCTCGCTTGTCTCTGGCGGCGTCGCCACGCTTGATAAGCCCCGGCGGGTTTTGATCACCAATGTTGGCAACGACAGCGCCGTTACGTTCACGGTCTACGGAACGTGGATTGGTGGTCAGTCAATCTCTGAGACGCTTCAAGGGACGAGCGGAAGCACCGTCGCCACGACGCTTGACTTCGCGACGGTAACGCAAATCGCTACAAGTGGTTCAACGAGCGCCTCCGGTATCACGGTTGGAACAAATACGGTAGCTGGATCTCGCTGGCTCCGCCTTGATAGCTGGGCCAATAACAACACGGCGATCCAGTGCAATGCTTCCGGCACTGTGAACTATACGGTTCAGGTGACGATGGACGACCCGAACAGCCCGACAAATCCTGTAACGCCAGTCAATGTGACTTGGCTCAATACGAATGATGCTGACGCTGTTTCGGCCACTGCTGACATCTTCACGAACTTCCAGTTTACGCCGACCTTCGCCCGCGTCCTGCTCAATAGCGGCTCTGGCACTGTGACGGCCACCTTCGCTCAGTTTAACGTGGTGAACCTATGACAGGGCCTGCCTGGACTCCCGGCACTGGTGGCGGATCGTCTTCTACGATTGCGTTCACTTCAAAGACCAGTGCATACACAATCGACAATACGGATTGTATGGTTGATTGCACCACTGGCACTTTTACTGTGACATTGCCGACTGCGGTTGGTCTTGAAGGGAAATATTTTATTGTCAAGAACAGCGGGTCTGGCATTATAACTATTGATGCATATGGGTCTGAAACCATTGATGGCGTTCTAAACAAAATCCTTGCTGTTAGGTATGAAAGCCTCACAATGATTTCTGACGGAACGAATTGGAAGGTAATCTGATGTCGTATCATGTTTCTCCCGCTCCTAGTGCAACATTTTCAAGTTCTGTAACTCAGAGTGTTGCTAATGCTGCTAATTCTCAGGCCATAACTTACAACACGACACTTAATGCTCAGGGCATTAGCCTGTCATCAAATAGCCGTATCGTTCTTCCTCAAGTTGGAAATTACTGTTTTACGTTTTCTGCGATTGGTCACAATTCTGGTTCAGCAAGCGCAAAAGACATGAATATTTGGATAAGAAAGAACGGTGTAGATGAAGCTAATACAAGCACTATCATCGGCACATCAAAAGATGCTCCTACAACGATAGTTGCGACGTTTATTGTTAGTTGCACAACTTCTGGCGATTACTTTGAGTTGTGGATGGCTGGTGAAGATACGGGCGCGCAAATCTTAGCAACTGCTGCTCAGGCGGCTGTTCCCGGTGTTTCTCCTGCACAACCTGCATGCCCTTCGATTGTTACCGCTGTTTGGCAGATTAGCTAAGGATGGTTAGATGTCCACGAGCGGAACATATAACTTCAATCCGTCTCTGGGCGAACTGACGCTATATGCCTATCAGTTGATAGGCTTACGCCCTACGTCGCTCCTCCAGGAGCACTTTGACGCTGCCCGCACGGCGACGAACCTGATCCTGATGCGGTGGTCTAACCAGGGCGTTAATCTCTGGTCAGTAGACCTCCAGACGGTCACGCTTACCGCGGGACAGAACACGTACACTGTTCCCTCAAATACTGTCGTCATCCTCGACGCATATGTGACTGTCGATGGGATTGATCGCATCATACTTCCTGTGAGCCGCACGGAGTACGCGTCTTATCCAAACAAGGCGCAGCAAGGTTTCCCCACGACGTTCTGGTTCAATCGCCAGCTGTCGCCGTACGTCATCCTATGGCCCGTTCCGAGCAGCTCCTCATATACGCTGAACTACTTCCGTCTGATACAGCTCCAGGACGCGAACTTGAATGGCACTGAGCAGGTAGATATTCCGCCTATCTGGCTGGAGGCTCTGGCCTACAATCTTGCTCTTCGCCTTGCTCAGATCTGGGCTCCTGACAAGATTGCGATGGTAAAGACATTTGCCGACGAGGCCTACAACATCGCGGCAGCTCAGAATATTGAGACAGCCCAGCAGTACATCTCGCCGCAAATTTCGGGATACTTCCGATGAGGCCTCATGGCCGCGCCAGAGTAAGCTCCAGAAGCCCGCGCGCGTTTGCGATATGCGACAGGTGCGGATTTTTGTATAATCACGTCAATTTGCAGTGGCAGTATGACTGGGCGGGCGCTTCTTTAATCAACAAGCGCATTCTTGTCTGCGACACATGCAATGACGTTCCGCAGCAGCAGCTTCGAGCCATCGTGGTCCCAGCCGATCCGGTTCCTATCCAGAACCCGCGCATTCAGGATTATCAGACAGCAGAAACGGATTATCGCATTACGCAAGGCAATACGACGAACGCGCAGACCGGGATACCCGTTCCCGGTGGTGAAACTCGCATTACGCAGAGCAACGATACGCGCGTCACACAGCAGATTGGCGGCACGAGATCAGATCGCAGCCAGCAACCGGGTCTTGACCAAAATGCTATCATGCCGTTGCAGGGGGCAACGGCCTATGGTGTCAATATTCCTGTTTTGTCGGCTATATCAAATGGGTCTGGGTTGGTAACTATTACATGTTCTGCGGCGCATAATCTTTCAACAAATGATCAAATATCCGTTGAGGGGTTTTCTGCGGCTACGGCAAACGGCTTCTACACAATTACAGTAACGTCTGGGACGGCGTTTACCTATCAGGTAAATCCTGTCCTTGCCGCAGGATCTTTGCTGACATCGACGACAAAAATGGTTACGGCAAACGCCGGATTACCATATAATAATTCTCAGATACCGCAGACAGGACCGCTATCGTGAGCAACATCCAAATCCCGAACCTACCTGCTGCTACATCGCTTACAGGCGGCGAGCAGCTTGAGGCTGTTCAGTCCGGGACATCTGTTCGCGTAACGTCTTCTCAAATTGCGGGGTTAAATCCTGGCCCGACCGGGCCGGCCGGTCCTGTAGGTCCAACTGGTCCGTCTGGAAATACAGGCCCCACGGGTCCTACGGGTCCCGCAGGCTCCACGGGCGTTGCTGGCCCCACGGGCTCTATCGGTCCGACAGGCCCTTCTGTGACAGGGCCTACTGGCGTTGCCGGCCCCACTGGCTCTACCGGCCCGACCGGCCCGTCAGTAACAGGGCCTAACGGGCCAACCGGCCCGACCGGGCCAAGCGGTCCCACCGGGTCAACCGGAATTTCCGGCCCGACGGGCCCGACAGGCGTAGCAGGGCCGGGCGGTGGGCTTGGTCCCACGGGGCCAACGGGGCCTGTCGGAGCGGGCTTCAATTACAAGGGCACCGTAGCCAATGCGGCCGCGCTTCCGGGCTACCCCAGCTCATATACGGGAAGCGTCGGCGACGCCTATATTACGACGAACGACAGCCATCTTTGGATATGGAGCGGGTCGACATGGGTTGACAACGGTCCCGTTACTACGGGGGTTACAGGTCCAACAGGCCCAACAGGCCCAACAGGCCCAACTGGACCTACGGGCTCGGCAGGCCCTACCGGTTCTGCTGGTAACGCTGGCCCGACCGGCCCTACTGGCAGCACAGGAAGTGCTGGGCCGACGGGACCGACCGGAGCTGCCTCCAACGTTGCCGGCCCGACTGGTTCAACTGGCCCGACCGGCCCGACTGGCCCTACAGGCGCGGCGTCCAATGTTGCGGGGCCAACTGGCCCTACAGGCGCTACTGGCCCGGCTGGCGGGGGAATTAACTACAAGGGCACTGTTGCAAATTCTGCGGCTCTTCCGGGCTACCCAAGCTCCTACACAGGCAACGTTGGCGACGCTTATGTAACCCTTGACAATACACATCTTTGGGTGTGGGACGGGTCGACTTGGGTTGACAATGGCGCAATCACGTCAGTTGCTGGCCCGACGGGTCCGACAGGACCGACAGGCTCTACCGGCTCAACAGGACCTACGGGTCCTACAGGCCCGACGGGCTCTACTGGTTTGACGGGACCTACGGGTCCGACAGGGCCTACAGGGTCTACTGGTTCCACAGGACCTACAGGACCTACAGGACCTACGGGCTCTACTGGTTCCACAGGACCTACGGGGCCTACAGGACCTACAGGGTCTACTGGTTCCACAGGTCCTACAGGCCCTACAGGGCCGACGGGCTCTACTGGCTCCACAGGACCTACAGGCCCTACAGGGCCGACCGGATCGACAGGAGCGGCCGGGTCAACAGGGCCGACAGGGCCGACAGGGCCTACTGGATCAACTGGAGCCTCCGGTTCGACGGGTCCAACCGGCCCAACTGGTCCCACAGGATCAACTGGAGCCGCTGGCTCAACAGGGCCGACAGGCCCAACCGGTCCGACAGGCTCAACCGGCGCCGCCGGGTCAACGGGACCGACGGGGCCGACTGGTCCAACAGGCTCCACTGGCGCTGCCGGCTCAACCGGCCCAACTGGTCCGACTGGCCCTACTGGCTCTACCGGCACTGGTGGCCCGACTGGCCCTACAGGGGCAAATTCGCCAGCGAATAAAATCGTCGGACTTATCCTGACGTTTGGAGGTTAAAAATGGCCGCGCCTAATATTGCCAATCCGACGACCATTACTGGCATTACATCGTATTACACTATCACCGGAAACACGTCTGTTTCGGTGCTAACAAATACGGCTTCGTCAGGAAAGGTTCTTAAAATAGAGAGCTTGAATGTCGCGAACACGACAAGTGTAGCTGTTAACTGCACGGTGAACTATTACACAAAGTCAGTTACTCAAGGCTCTGCCCCTTCCGGGGGAACTGCTTTTGCTATCTGCTCGACTGTCAGCATTCCTGCGAATGCGACACTTGTTGTAATTGAAAAAACGAACAGCATTTATCTGGAAGAAGATAGATGTTTGGCTATAACTTCCGGCAATGCCAGTGGTTTTTTGACAGCCACGATTGGCTATGAGGATATTAGCTAATGACGACTCGATGGAACGGCGGAATTATTGGGCCAAACAATACGCCGACAATATCGGCAGCTTCTGGAGTATGGAATTTAGCCAGACAGGAGCTTGCGCGCTTAGCTGGAATATGGCCTTTTGATTTGCCAGTCGATTATTTGGTTGTTGCCGGTGGTGGTTCTGGCGGTGGGAACTCTACTGGTAACTACGCTACCGGTGGCGGTGGCGGTGGCGGTGGTTTCCTCACCGGAACTTCTTACATCCTCAAAAGCGGCGTAACTTACACGGTAACTGTTGGCGCTGGCGGCGTCGGCACATTAGGCTCGGGGAACAGCGGCAACAATTCTGTTTTTGATGCTATTACCGCGACGGGCGGTGGTAGAGGTGGTGGGTATGACACCAATCTTGGTGCATCTGGCGGCTCCGGTGGCGGCGGTGCAGGACGAAATGTCAATGAAACAAATACTGGCGGTGATGGCACCAGCGGGCAAGGCAGTAAGGGCGGCACAGGCTATTCAGCCGCTGGCGCACGTATTGCTGGCGGCGGCGGTGGTGGCGCCAGCAATACAAGTGGAACAACGGTAACTGGAGGCACAGCATCCGTAGGCCAAGGCGGCAACGGTGGCGCGGGCGCTGCTAACTCGTATAGCGGATCATCGGTTAATTATGCTGGCGGCGGTGGTGGCGGCGCAGGATTTAGTGTTTCGGGAGGAACTGCTGGAACAGGCACCGACGGCGGCGGTAATGGCAATGCGGCGGCCAGTAATACTACAGTAAACGGGTTTGCTGGAACTGCAAATCGCGGCGGTGGCGGTGGCGGTGGTGCAAATAGTTCAACTGGTCCTTCTGGCTTTAGCGGCGGCAATGGTGGCTCTGGTGTCGTGATTATTCGTTACCCGGATACATATCCGGCGGCTACGTCCACGACTGGAACACTAACAATCACTACGTCAGGCGGATACAGAATTTATAATTTCACCGGCTCTGGCACTATAACTATTTAAGGATTGAGTGATGGCGCACTTTGCAAAAATGAACGGGGATGTTGTTGAAATAGTAATAGTCGTGGGAAACGCAGATATTCGCGATTTGCCGTTCCCGCAGTCTGAAGCGATTGGAGTTGAATTTTGCAAGTCCATATTTGGTCAGGACACTGAGTGGTTGCAGACAAGTTATAATAATTCTTTCCGAAAATGGTTTGCGGGGCCAGGGTTTACTTACGATAGTGTGAAAGATGCTTTTGTCCCACCAAAGCCGTATCCGTCATGGCTGTTTGACGAAGAAATCTGGTATTGGAAAGCTCCTGTTCCCTGCCCGACAGATGGAAAAATGTATGTTTGGAATGAAGAAACATTGTCCTGGACTGAAATGACTTAATCTCAGGCGCAGAAGAGGGGACTATGCCTACCAGCTTTGGCTAAATTTTAGGTTGAATTTTAATGCCTAGGGGGGCATTAATGAGCATCGTCGATGCATTTCTTTTTCACAATGAAATCGACGTATTGAAAATGAGGCTTGAGCTTCATTATGATTACGTCGATAGGTTTTGTATTTGCGAGGCAGACCTTACTTTCAGCGGAAAACCAAAAGAGCGCACTTTCGACGCGAGAAGAAGCGAATTTGGTAGATGGCAGAACAAGATAGAATATGTTCGCCATTTTGCAAAAGCAGATGGTTTGGACCTGTATCGCAAAGACACCGAATTTAACTTTTCATCGCCAGCGTGGACGCTGGAAAACAGCCAAAGGAACAATCTGGCCGCTGCATGTCTGAAAAACGCAAACGACGACGACATTGTAATCATATCTGACGTTGACGAGCTGATTAATCCAGAGGCCTTTGAGCGCATCAAAAGCCGGAAAGATTTTGACATTGCGCGATTGCAACTGCTCAATCACTACTACTTCATGAACTGCCGGGCGGTCGGCCTAAACAAGTGGTGGTGCGCCCCGATAGCGGTCAGGGCGTCGAGGCTGAAGACTATAAACGACATATCTTCAATGCGGCCATACGGGGAAATTGACGACGTCATATTGCAGGCGGGGTGGCATTTTTCGTATCTGGGCGGCGTTGAAAGAATTATGGACAAGATTTCATCTTTCTCCCATACCGAGCTGGACAATCCGGACATAAACAACGCCGAAAACATATCAAAAAGCATTGAGAAGGCGACGGATTACATAGGCAGGGAGGGGCATGAATATGCCTTTTACCCGACAGGAAGTTACCCGGACTGCATACAAAAACTGATGACGAAGAACAGACATCTGGTGAAATGGTATCTTTAGAGAGGGGCTATGCCGAAAATTATCACCTGCACCGTGAACAGCAGATGCACGAGTGTCCTCGCGGCGAGTGTTGACAGCTACTGCCCCGAGGCGGGGCTCGTTATTCACAAGGTTCAGCAAACGACCTTTGGTGAAAGCTTCAATGCCGCAATGACAGAGGCTTTTGAGGCGGACGACGAGATCATCATCGCCAATGACGACGTCGTTCTGACGCCGTCTTCCTATCGACTGCTGATGGAGGATGTCGAAATCCTGAAGGCGCAATATGGCGACAGGATTGGATTTGTCGCTGCGCATACTGACTCGGCTTTCCCGGCGCAAAATATTCGCTTCCAGCACGGCTCTAATATGGACAGATACAGATGCCAGTGGGAGTGGGAGAAGGCGGCCAGGGCTGCGGAAGTCGTCGCGCCGATATTCGCGTGGATATCAAAGAAGGCCTTCGAGGCAGCGCAATTTCCGCCGCTGAACTGGTATTCTGACGACGTGATCTGCCGAGATCTTGGCAAGCAGGGCTTTGTGCACTTTATCTCGCGCGCATACGTCCACCATGTCGGCTCGCAAACGGTGGGCCACGACGACGGTAACAATTCCGCACTTTCGTTACCTTGGCTGCGCGCGAACAGGCCAGACTACGCAGATATGTGGTTTGGGCCTGAGCGAGCAGAAGACCCGCCGAAGAAGCCCAAAATATGTGTTTACGCTATCTCAAAGAATGAGGAGCAATTTGTTGAACGATTTGTTCGGTCAGCGCGGGATGCTGACCTCATTCTTGTGGCGGACACCGGGAGCGAAGACGGGACGGTTGAGGCATGCGAGCGTTTGGGCGTGCATGTCGTTCGCATTCACATATCCCCTTGGCGCTTTGATAGCGCCAGAAATGCTGCTCTCGCGCTGATCCCGGCGGATTTTGATATTTGCGTCAGCCTTGATCTTGACGAGGTTCTGGAGCCGGGATGGCGGGAGGAGATTGAACGCGTCTGGACGCCTTCAACAACTCGGCTGATATATTTTTATGACTGGGGCAACGGCCTTCGGTTTAAATACGAAAAAATCCACGCCCGCAAGGGGTATCATTGGCATCACCCATGCCATGAATATCCGCGCCCTGATCTTCGCGTTTCAGAGGTTTGGGCAGAAACAGACATGCTGCTTGTGCGCCACCTGCCCGATCCGACGAAAAGCCGGGGGCAGTATCTCGACCTTCTTGAGCTATCGGTGAAGGAAGACCCGCACTGCCCACGAAACGCTTTCTACTATGCTCGCGAGATGTCATTTTACGGCAAATGGAACGAGGCGATTGACGCCTGCCAGAAGTATCTCGCCATGCCGGAGGCAATATGGGCTGATGAGCGCGCCTACGCGCACCGGGTGATTGGCCTGTGCCGGGAAAACTTGCGCGACGTTGCTGGCGCCGAAGCCGCTTACTGGGCGGCGGTTGCTGAAGCTCCATGGGCGCGAGAGCCGCACGTGGCATTGGCGCAGCTTTATCACAATCAAGGCAACTGGGCGGCGTGCTATGCATCGGCGCATAGGGCACTCGTTTTCAAAGAGCCGAAAAAAGTATATACTACCGACCCAAAGGCATGGGGCTCCTGGCCGCATGACCTTTTGGCGATTGCGGCGTGGAAAATGGGGTTTCGCGAAGAGGCATTGGCCAACGGAGAAATTGCCGCGTCGCTTGAGCCGGGCAATAAACGTTTACAAGAGAACCTTTTGTGGTTCCGAGGCGAAAAGGAATAGGCCAGTGCCAGACTACCAGGTTCTCTTCAACATCGTCATCGGCATCCTCGGAGCCATGGGCGGGTGGATGCTGAACACGATGTGGGTTTCGCTCAAAGACCTTCAGGCGGCGGATACGAAATTAGCCGAAAAGGTCAGCGCAATCGAGGTTCTGGTAGCTGGGCAATATGTGACGCGTGACGAATTCACGGTGACGATGCAAGCGGTATTTGCGAAGCTGGACAAGATACAGGACACGCTGAACAACAAGGTTGACCGCTGATGGTTGATGACATTGCCACAGTTTGGGGAGGGCAGGTGCGGCTCGGCCGCAACCCGGCTAACGACGAAGTTCTACTTGGTAATTCAGGCGGTAATTTTACGCTTACCAATATTTCAGCTATCATACCCATTTCTGAAGAAGTAGTTTATGCGACTGTCGCTGCTGCAACAGCCGCAACAATTAATGCCGGCGTTGATGCGGTAAAAACGCTTGGTTATTCCACGGTTGGCGATCCCGGGGCAGCTACATATAAAAGATCTGCTTCTGAGCCAACACACGCCGGCAAGTTCCAAAGCGCAGATGGAGCGTGGTGGGAACTGACAACGCTTCAGCCTAATCCGTATATGTTTGGTGCTGCGGGTAATGGCTCAACAAATGACACTACTGCACTTCAAAATCTCTTTGATTATGCTGACGCTAAAAACACAATAGCATATCTTGCCTCTGGCAACTATGCCGTTCCATCAACAAGTCTTACCGTAAATACCAATGTTCAGGTTGTTGGTTGCGGACGCGACGCGCAGATTTGGCGCACTAATGATGTGGCTTTGCCGGTTTTTAACTTAACATCTAAAACTGCGGTAGTTTTGCGAAATTTTGCTATTATTAAAACTGTTCAATTAACTTCTACAACATCTCAAGCAATAGCAACATCAGGTTCAAAAACATTCACCGTTTCTGCTAATGCTTCTACAGGGCTATTCCCTTATACGGCTGGCCAATTTATTACAATTAAAGCCGCCGCTTCTGCTGCAAATTATATGGTTGGAACAGTTACAAGTTACACCGGAACAAGTTTGGTTCTTTCAATCGTCGGTGGATCTGGAAGCGGGACTTTTACATCATGGTATTTTACGTGCTATGACAATAGTAATGCCGCAGTTATTATGTCTTCATGCACGCAGTGTGTTTGTGACGCATTATATGTTTCAGGCACATCTTTTTATGTTGGGTTGGAGACCCTGAATGGTACTAATGACACATTAATAAATAACGTCGTAAACTCTGTTTGGAACAGAGGACTTTATATTTATGCAACATCAGGAACGTCGCGTGCCTGCAAGCTTTTGGGGAACTCAATTCTTGGAGGAAGCTTGACTGACTATGCGATTAATTGCAACGGTTCTACTGCTGGGTACATATACAACGCCATTATCGATGGCAACTCTACCTATGCGTCGGTATTTGACGGTATAGTTGTTGGCGGCAGAATGGAACAGTCAGTCGTAAGTAACAATCAAATTGACAATGTAGTGGGCGTTCAGGGAGGAGTGTATGTTGGTATTGGCATCTTGATTGAAGAAGCAAATACATATCAAGCTAGCTACAACACCATAGTTGGCAACAATATATATTCTGCATATAGTGCGGGAATTATTACCTTAAACTCATATGCAAACAATGTTAGCGCAAATTCTATAAAGTTCTGCGGAACAGGCATTTATTGTCTTCAATCCGGCTCAACATATACGAATTCTTATCACACATTTACGGGAAATAACATAAATGGGTGCACTGCGGCTGGAATTAGTGTTGCTACAGGAACTGCTGGGTATAGCTACGGTAATGTTTTTACTGGAAATACGTCTACAGCAAACTCAACATATGGGTTCATAGCCGATGCGAACAGCGACAGGCTTTCAGTTACGGGCAACGTGTTTTATTCGAACACGACCTCTAATTACAGCAACTCCGCCACCAATTCACAGGCGGCGGGCAATGTTACGGCTTAATTCTGAGCAGGATGGAAAAGTATGACCAAACTGAACGCGACATCCATCACCCGCCTTCGTGGCGTAGATCCAAACCTGGTCGCTCTGGCGAAGACAGCCCGCGAGATCAGCCCCATTCCCTTTGAGATCACCGAAGGCCTGCGCACGATGGAGCGCCAGCGGTATCTTGTCAAAACCGGCAAGAGCCGCACGATGAAGTCCTACCATCTGCGCGGCAAGGCGATAGACTTCGTCGCCATGCCCGGCGGAAAGGTGTCGTGGAACCTGCCCGATTACAAAACCATCGTCGAGAAAGCGTTCAAGCCAGCGGCGAAAGCGTTGGGTCTGTCCGACAAGATTACGTATGGTATCTACTGGAAGTCAATCGTAGATGGTCCGCATGTTCAGATCGAAACTTAGCAGGAGGGTAAAATGTTGAGCAACTGGATGACAACTATTCCCGGCGCGATCCAGCTACTGATCGTTCTGTGGAACATCTGGAACACCAAGACCGTCAATGTTGAAGACCTTCGCCAGGCGTTGGTGGGAGTTGGCTTCATCATGGCGAAAGACTTCAACTTCACCGGCGGAACGAGGTCATAATGCAAGACGCTCTACGCTTCCTCGTCATTGCGTCTCTCTACAGCCTGGCCTTGTTCGGTCTGGCTGCGGCCCTGACATCGTGCTCTGACATGAAGTACGCAGAGTGCGTTGTTCGAGATAGGACTAGCAACCCTTGCAACTGATCATTGCTGTCCTTCTCGCCCTACTGGTGCTATTCTTCCTCCTGGGAAGAGTAGCACTACTCATGCTCAAGGACGCGGGGCGAGACGAAGCCCTGCGAGAAATCTCCGACAGGAACGCCGACGTCCTTCGGAAGCAGTCGGAGGTAATTCTAGAGGAGAAGTCCGTTGAGGAAGTTGCTCGCGACCTTGACCGCGGTGGGTTTTAGCCTATCCGCTTGCAACTCTGTTCCTTCCAGTGGCTGTCCTCCGCTTATAAGGTATAGTGCAGAGACTCAGAAGAAGGCGGCTGAGGAGTTACGGCGGCTCCCCCCGGGTTCACCTCTGGCTAAGTTAGTTGTAGACTACAAGAAGATGAGAGACGCCTGCCGGATTGGAGCTCTGTAGATGACGACTGGTTTGAGCTACGACGGCTCTGTCTCTGGGACTACGAGCTACGTCACCCAGATCTCGACCATGGCGGTGGTCGACCCGGCGAACACGGCTTTCCTGGCGATCCTCCCTCAGGCGATCACCTACGCCGAGAACAGGATCTGCAGGGACCTGGACTTCCTGTTTACGTCGGTCTCAAATAGCAGCTACTCGGTATCATCGGGAAGCAGGACGATCACTGTTCCCTCAGCTAACTTCTACCCGTTCGAGAACGGTACGCTGGTCGTATGCGAGCAGATTAACCTCCTCACCCCCTCGGGAGCAACAGATCCAGACTCTGCGATCCGCGTCCCGCTCCTCCCTGTGACGAAGGAGTTCCTGGACGCAGTCTATGGGTCTTCGTCTTCTACAGGACAGCCAAAGTACTTCTGCCCATTTGGCGACGGGGAGAGCAACTACACGTTCCTGGTTGGGCCCTACGCGGACCAGTCCTACTACGTAGAGATTGTAGGAACTTACCGTCCCGCCTCCCTGTCTGTGTCTAATCCGACTACGTTCATCAGTCTCTATCTTCCTGACCTCATGATCATGGCTTCCATGATCTATATCTCTGCGTATCAGAGGAACTTCTCGTCTGCGTCAGGTAACGACCCCCAGATGCCCGTTACCTACGAGACGCAATACCAGACGCTGCTCAGGAGCGCGGTTGCTGAAGAGAACCGGAAGAAGCAAGAAGCTGCCGCCTGGAGCTCTCAGTCGGTGTCGACTTCTGCAACACCCACTCGGGGATAACGAATGCCCCACTCTGCACTGAAGTTTGTTCCTGGAGTAGACGAGAACAGGACTCTCGCCCTGAACGAGGCGTCCTTGTCCTACACGCAGCTCGTCCGGTTCGTCCCCGACAAGCAAGGATTGGGACTAGTCCAGAAGTTAGGTGGATGGACGAGGTTCTTTCCGTCCAGCGTCGGTTCAACGGTCCGCGCATTGTGGGGATGGCAGGACATCAACGCTTCTTCTCACTTGTCTCTTGGCAGCCAGAACCGGACGACAGTCACTACTGCGACCAGCGGGACTGGCTCAACCGTAACCCTGACGCACGACGGATCCGTGACCTTCTCGGTGGGAGACACTGTATACGTGAGCGGCGTCACGCCGACTGGATACAACGGCACGTACTCGCTGACGGGCGTCACGTCGACGACAGTCTCATATACCGGGACCACAACGGGTTCCATGCAGATTGCTGGCACTATCGTCTCGGGCGACGCCCTGTCCGTAATCTCAGACGGCCAGCGTACGATCCTCACTCCGAGGACGAACGTCTTCAGTGTCACTCCTAACTTCACTACGACTATCGGGAGTTCTCAGGTCCTGGTTACTATTGCGAACTCATATGCAGATGACTATGACTCCGTATACTTCAAGACACCGATAGCTGTTGACGGATTAGTCTTGTCGGGGCTGTACAGGACGACATACGTAGACGGGCTCAACCAGTTCTACGTCACAGCGGTGGATGCGACTGGAACTCCCCAGCTAGCTACGTCCACTGTATCCTCAGGGGGATCTGTTCCGTCATTTGCATTCACGAGCGGAGAGGCCTATGCCGACGTTACTCTGGCAAACCACGGGTATGCCGTCGGCGACACATTTACTGTACTAGAGCCGCTCCATGCGGGCGCGGTCACAATTTACGGTAACTACTCAGTTACAAGAGTCACGTCATCGAGCGTGTTCCGGATAAACTTGGGCTCCGCGGCGTCGACAACTACTGTCATCTCTGCTAGCTACTCGGGCGGAACGGCGAGCGTCATATACTCGGGGGACTATAACTTCTCCGTAGGTAACACGGTCATAGTGGCGTCGATCACCTCAACAGGTCCCGGATCGTACAATGGCACGTTCACCGTAACTTCAGCCGGAAACGAGTGCATTGTTACGGGAGCGTCCTGGAGCGGAGGAACTGCAACAGTCTCCTATACAAACACGCCCGGGGAGGCAAGGACGTTCTCCGTCAGCGAGACGATCATCGTGGCTGGCCTATCTCCCAGCGGATACAACGGGACCTACACAGTCACCGCTCAGACTGCCTCGACGGTTTCCTACGCCGTAGCTTCCGATCCGGGAACTTACGCGTCCGGTGGGGTCATCTACGGTCGAGTTTCCTATGCTCTCGGTTCGAGCGGTGGAACTTACACCTCTGGTGGGACAGTCTTCAACTCCGTAGCTGCAGAGAATGCTGGTAAACTTTACGCTGTCCTCTACAACACCCCTGGCCCTCTCCCCGAGGGCACAGGGTACGGCGTCGGAGGCTACGGGTCCGGCGGTTACGGTACGGGCATCACGCCTCCCGCGTCAGGACTTGCTGGAAATCCCATCTCTGCTACTGACTGGACGCTGGACAACTGGGGCAGCATCCTGATCGCAGGAAAGGTCGGTGGAGAGATCTACACGTGGGACCCGCTGAGCAACACCGACCGGGCATCCATCATAACGGAAGCTCCTCCTATAAATGATGGATGCTTCGTGGCTATGCCGCAGAGGCAGATCGTTGCCTGGGGATCGACGTTCACTGGCATCCAGGACCCACTGCTGATCCGCTGGTGCGACGTAGAGAACTATAACGACTGGACGGCGTCGCTGACGAACCAGGCTGGCTCGTACCGCATCCCGAAGGGATCAAAGATCGTCTGCGGCATCCAGGGACCGCAGCAAGGACTCATCTGGACTGACCTCGGTCTCTGGGCTATGCAATACTCTGGCCCTCCGTACGTCTACCAGTTCAACGAGATCGGCAATGGGTGCGGACTGATCTCTCGGAAGGCCGCAGCGTCTCTGAACGGCATCATCTACTGGATGGGCCAGTCGCAGTTCTTCCGCCTTGGAGGTACAGGCGTCGAACCGATCCGCTGTCCTATCTGGGACGTGATCTTCCAAGACCTTGACACGGATAACTTAGACAAGATCCGAATTGCTCCGAACTCGCGGTTTGGTGAGATCACCTGGTACTACCCGACGAAGAGCAACGGCGGAGAGATAAACGCCTACGCTAAGTACAACATCGTCCTCGATGCGTGGGACTTTGGAGAGCTGATCCGCACAGCGTGGATCAACGAGTCTGTCCTCGGTCCTCCGATTGGCGCAGGATACACTTCGTCTTCTCCGAGCCAGAAACTGATCTACCAGCACGAGACTTCGACTGACGCGGACGGCGCAGCAATGACCTCGTACTTTCAGACAGGCTACATCGCGCTGTCGGAAGGAGAGTGGAAGATTTTTGTCGACCAGGTGTGGCCCGACATGAAGTGGGGATACTTCAACGGATCTCAGGACGCTGACCTGACTATCTCGTTCTATGTCACAGACTATCCGGGGAACACAGCGACAGAGTACGGTCCGCTGACATTCAACGTGTCGACAGAATTCTTGACTCCGCGCTTCCGCGGGAGGCTCGTCTCCATCAAGATGCAGAGCGACGATGCTGGATCTTTCTGGCGTATAGGCGCAACGAGGTATCGCTTCCAGCAGGATGGGAAGTTTTAAGAATGACTACTCCGAGCGACATCCTCACGACGCAGAAGAACGGCGTCATTGGTATAAACAACTTGTCGCAGGAGCTGAAATCCTTCTTCACGAGTTACCGGTTCTTCAGCGGCCAGTACAGGTCGCAGACAGTTTCTTCTCGAACGCAAGTTGCGAGTGGCTCTGGGCGCCTCGTCTCAATTAACGTCGTCACAGCAGGAAGCACCGCTGGTGGTGTGTACGACACGGTCCTCCTGAACGTCACAGGCGCCAGCGGCGACGGGACAAAGGCGACAGTAACTTACTCTCCTACGTTCTCGACGTCAGTTGGCGAGACGATCTTCGTAACTGGTATCTCGCCGTCTGGCTATAACGAGACCGCAGGCGACACGATCACGGACGTAGTCAGCACGAGCAGCCTGAAGTACGCAAACATCACCACTACGACGTACGTGTCAGGCGGCGTGATATTCGTCAGCCGGGCTTCCGAGCAAGTCTGCGCAGTAGCCAACACGATCGGGAACTACATCATCGGCGCTCCATTCTCGACTGGCCTCGTCATCAATCCTGGGACCAGCCAAGTCCTGAACGTCGTTTACTCACTGGACTGACATCATGCCGCTCAAGAAAGGTTCCTCCCGAGAGACGATTTCCCATAACATCAGGGAGATGATGGAGCACGGGCATCCGCAGGATCAGGCGGTTGCTGCAGCCCTGCACTCAGCGAAGCCACGGGCGTCCGGAGGCGACGCTAAGAAGATCCATGTTGGTCCGATACATAGCTCCGTAGCTGGCAGGACCGATCACCTCCCGATCAACGTCCCTTCCGGCTCTTACGTGATCCCTGCCGACATTGTTTCTTCCCTTGGGGAGGGTAACACGATGGCTGGTTTCCAGATACTGAACGACATGCTCGGCGTCCAGAAGCTTGGAGAGGAACCTGGAACTGAGATCGTCGCAGCTGGAGGAGAGTACGTGATCTCTCCATATACGTGCGACCGCATCGGAGGAGGGGACATCGACAGGGGACACAGGACCTTCGACGACTTCGTAAAGAAGTTTAGAGCGGAAACTGTAGAGACCTTGAAGAAGCTCCCCGGTCCGAAGAGGGACTGAAGAAGGGGACAAGAATGACGGACGACATACACGTACGAATTGGGACACCGGAAGATCTACCTGGATGCATGGAGATGTTCCTCCAAGCTAACCTAGAGAACGGCATCGACAAGTTATCGCAGGAGAAGCTCCTGAGCATCGTCTGGCCGTCGCTGCACCAGGATGCTGGCGTCGTTGGAATTGTGGGACCAGTCGGAGAGAAACCAGAGGGGGTGGTGTTACTCCGAATTGAGTCTCTGTGGTATAGTGATGCTCCAGTGATCGCTGAGAAACTTGTGTTTGTTCATCCCGATTACCGGAGTGCTCGTGGGGGACGAGCTCGGAAGTTGTGTGAGTTCAGCAAGAAGGTGTCAGACGAGCTCGGCATGCCGCTGATCATAGGCATCGTGTCTAATGATCGGACCAAGGGTAAGGTCAGGATGTACGAGCGACTGCTCGGTCCTGCTGCTGGGGCTTACTTCTTGTACAACGGGAAAACTGGACTAGTCCAGGAAGCCCACACGAAGGACAGTTAAGCATGTGCTCCTTTGGCTCTGGAAGCTCCGGTCCCTCTGCGCCAACTACGCAGTTTACTACACAGACCACGACAGCTGATCCTCGCGCTCAGGCGATGTACAGCCAAGCGTGGCAGCAAGCGCAGAAGGTGGCAAACAGGCCATTCCAGCCGTACAGCTACGATCCAAGCGCCTTTGTTGCTCCGCTCAATCCCGTCCAGCTCCAGGCGGTCGGGAACATTGCGGGATACCAAGGAACAGCAGATCCGTACTACCAGGCAGCTGGCGGAATGGCTGGCGCCGCTGGCATGACGACCACACCGGAAGTCGTCGGCCAGTACATGTCCCCGTACATGAGCCAGGTCGTTGATCCGATCAAAGCGGCGATGCAGCAGCAGTTCGGCCAGCAGCTCTCCCAGCAGCAGGCGCAGGCGATCAAGGCTGGCGCCTTCGGCGGAGAGCGCGCTGGCCTTCAGCGTGCCCAGCTCATGGGACAGCAGGCGCTGGGCCTCGGTCAGGCGCTGAGCCCACTGTACCAGACGGGATACGGACAAGCACTCCAGGGCGCTCAGACAGACCTCGCTCGCCAGTTGCAGGCATCCCAGGTCCTTGGCGGACTTGGAACTGGCGCGCAGACGGCAGGCCTTCAAGGCGCGCAGGCGCTGCTGGGTGCAGGCACGCTCGGCCAGCAGACACAGCAGGCAGGCCTCCAGGCCCTCTATAACCAGTACATGCTCCAGCAGCAGTATCCGTTCATGGCGGCTCAGTACCTGTCTCAGACAGCTGGAGCCCTTGGTCCCGGATACGGCGGAACGACCACTGGCACGCAGCAGTCGATGCAGCCTCTATCCTACTGGGGCAATCCTCTGTCGGACCCGGACCTCAAGACTGGCCCCCGAGGAGACGACAAGCCGGAGGTCATCGGCGAGACCAATGACGGCCAGAAGATCTACCGCTACCGCCTCATTGATCCCGACACTGGAGAGCTTGGACCTCCGCAGATTGGCCTCATGGCTGACGAGGTCGAGGAGCGAACGCCGGAGGCGGTTGGCGACTACAAGGGCTACCGCACCGTCGACTATGCGAAGGCGACCGACGACGCAGCCCGCATGGGAGGCGGCGTAAGGTCCTCAGGGGACTACGCCGACGGCGGAAGCGTCCTCGACGACATCCTAGAGTCACAGGGGAAGATGTATGAGCCCCTCTCGAAGTCGACAGAGAAGGGCATCGTCCCCTCTGCGACGATCACTCCCGCACGCCTTGAGTCTCCGTCGCTGTCTTATTCGAAGCCTCAGCAACAGCAGCAGTCCAGCCTCGCTGACAGCCTTGGCAGCGCGTTGAACCTATACAAGGGCGGCAAAGAAGCTCTGAGCCTCGGAAAAGAAGCGGCTGGCGGACTTGGCCTCAGCGGCCTCTTGTCTGGCCTTGGCTCTGCAGCCGGAACAGTCGGAGCTACGGGCGGCGTTCCTGTTGGAGTCTTAGGAGCTCTTGGATCAACGGCCGTCCCGACCTTCGGTGCGGCTGCTGCTCCTGCAGCA